ATTCTCACAGTTTGGAACAGATATTTACGCAAGTGATGTTGTTCAGCAAGCTATAAATTGTATTGTTATGGAAATGAAGAAACTTATTCCACAACATATAAGAGAAAATGGAACTGATCCTATCCCTATCTATGATAATTTACAGAAGTTATTAGATGACCCCAATGAAAGAATGACTACAAGTGATTTTATTGAAAAAACATTGTGGCAACTATTCTTAAATTATAATGCGTTTATTATTCCAACTTATACGACAAGTTTTGATAATGAAGGTAAGAAAGTTAAGAACTATACAGGACTTTATCCTATTGCTCCAATAAGAGTCGAAATTCAACAAAATTCACTTGGAAATTTGTTTTATTACTTCAAGTTTATAAATGATTATGAATGTACACTTGCTTTTGAAGATGTAATCCATATCAAGTATAGATATTCTGTAAATGAATTTATGGGTGGTAATGAATATGGACAACCTGATAATGCAGCTCTACTTAAAACCTTAGAGTTAAATAACATTTTACTTCAAGGTGTTGGTAAAGCGTTAAAAAGTTCATTCGCTATCAATGGAATTGTTAAATACAATACTTTACTTGATGAAGGTAAAACTGAAAAAGCAATTCAAGAACTTGAAAAGCATTTAAAAAATAATGATAGTGGATTCTTACCAATGGATATTAAAGGTGAGTTTATTCCACTACAAAATAAGATTCAATTAGTTGACGCAGATACTCTTAAGTTTATTGATGAAAAGATTTTAAGACATTTTGGTGTTAGTTTACCGATTTTAACAGGTGATTATACTAAAGGTCAATATGAAGCATTCTATCAAAAGACACTTGAACCTTTAATCATTTCAATGGGACAAGAATTTACAAAGAAATTATTTAGTCCTAGAGAGAAGAGTTTTGGAAATAAAGTTAAGTTTTATCCACATGAATTAATATTCATGGATACAAGTCAAAAGATAGAGTTATTTGATATTCTGGTTGATTCAGCAGCATGTTATAAAAATGAAATGCGTGTTGCGTTTGGGATGAAACCACTACCAGAATTAGCTGGTCAAATTGCTGAATCTAGTAATAAGACTAATGCTGAAAATAATAAGCAAGATGAAAAAAGTCCGGTTAAGACCGGAAATGAGGAAGATAAACCGGACGATTTAGATAACGCCAACGAAAATGACGGAGGTGATAACGATGGCGAAGAATAAAAAGAGATTTACAAATAATGAATTAGTTATGCGTAAATATGTAGCTTCTTTTAGAACAGTCGATGATGAAGAAGGATCAATTATTGAAGGTACTCCAATAGTTTTCAATCAAGATACTAGAATGCAAGATTGGGCTGGAGAATACATTGAAAGAATTGATTCACACGCACTTGATGAAGCTGATTTAAAGGATGTTAGATTATTTATAAATCACGACGTTGATAAGATAGCACTAGCTAGAACTAAAAACGGACGTGGAACGATGAGTTTCAGTATTGATGATGAGGGAATGCACATTAAAGCTAATCTTGATACTGAAAACAATGCAGAAGCAAGAAGTTTGTATTCTGCTATAAAACGTGGGGACATGGACGGTATGAGTTTTATGTTCCGTATCCAAGACCAAGAGTGGAAGGACTTAGAAACAGAACTTCCAACTAGGGTTATTAAAAAGATTTCAATAGTTCATGAGGTAAGCGTGGTTAATTTCCCTGCATATCCTCAAACTTCAATAGACGCTAGAAGTGGTTCAGAGGAAACTGAATACTCACCACTGGAGGAAGCCAGAAAAGCGTTATCAGAGGAAACTGATAAGAGGGATAAAGAGCTATTAGAAATAGAAAAATTAAAAAATGCCAATAGGCTAAAATAGGAGGAAGAAAAATTATGAAGAAATTTTTACAAGATTTAATTGCAAGAAAAAATACAGAACTTGCAAACTTAAAGAAAAGAAGTGATGAATCAACTGACTTAAATGAAGTAAGAAGTATTGGTTCACAAATGGACGCTGTTAGAAGTGAAATAACAGACGCTCAAGCAAAATTAAATGAAGTTGAAGCAGAAGAAAGAGCAGCTGCTCAAGAAGCTGATTCAAGAAGTGCTTTTAATCCAACTGCTGTTTTAAACACTACAAACATGAATCAAACTAACACAAGAAGTGAAGATGAAGATTCACGTGGAACTATGGAATATAGAAAAGCATTCATGGATTATATCCAAAGAGGAATTGTAAACAAAGATGTTTTACAATTTGAAAAGAGAGCTGACGCTACTGGAACAAGTGCAGATTTAGGAGTTTTAATTCCTAGTACTGTAGTTCAATCTATTATGCAAGAAGCTGAAAAGGTTTATGGTAGTCTTTATTCAAAAGTTAAAAAGACTAACTTAAAAGGTGGAGTTAAATATCCTATCGGATCATTCAGTGCTTCATTCAAACGTATCACTGAAACTACTGTATCAGATAGACAAGACGCTGGTGGAGTTACTGGTTATGTTGAATTCTCATATAACATTGGTGAAATTAGACTTGCTAGAACTTTATTACAAGCTGTATTATCTGTTCCAGTGTTTGAACAAGAATTTGCTAAAGTAGTTGCTAAAACTTACATTGAAGCTATGGATAAAGAAATTATTAATGGTGTAGCTGCAAGCAACCAATGTGAAGGTATCTTAACTGAAGCTAAAAAATCAAGCGGTTCAAGAATATTAGCTGCTAATATAATTGAATTTACTGCTGATGAAATTTCTGATTGGACTAAATGGGAAAGTAAATTCTTTGCTAACATCCCACTATCAATGGAAAATGCATTTAGTGAATTCGTAATGGCTAAACAAACTTATGTAAGTAATTTAGTTACTATGAAAGATAATAATGGTCAACCAATTAGAAAAGCTGGATTTGATAATACTGATAAACAACATAAATTCAATGAATATAACGTTAATCGTGTTGAAAAAGATATCTTTAAAGACTTTGATTCTTGTACTAATGGTGAGTACTTCGGTATGTTCTGGAATCCAGAGTATGCTTACGCTATTAACTCTAATATGGAATTTACTGTTGTTGATTATTTCGACCAAGAAACTAACCAATTCGTTAAGAAAGCATTAGTTATCAATGATGGTAAAGTATTAGATCCAAAATATATTTACTTATTAAAGAAAAAAGTAACTGCTTAATAGGATATTAATCAGGGAGGGACAACTCCCTCCCTACTAATTTATTTAAAAGAAAGGATGAATTATGAAATATAAAATGATGGCTGATGAAAGTTTCACTGATAAATTAGATGAAACAATTGAATATGTGCCAGGAGATATAATTAAAACTAAAGTTGATGAAAAAAGAAAAGAAGATTTGGTTGCTAGAAAATTAGCTCATGTTGTAGAAGAAGTTGAACCTAAAACTAAAGGTAAAGGAAAAAAGGAAGAGATAGTTGAACCTATTACTGAAGAAGAGCCTACTACAGAAGAAATAGTAGAAGAAATAACAGAAGAAGTTGAACCTACTGGAGAAGATGAGTAGGTGTCGTGTATGACTAAAGTTGATTGTTTAAAGAAACTTTATACTAAACTTACTGGAAAACAAATAACTGATCCTGACGTTGATACTATTTGTGAAGTTCTTCACTTGTTAGCTGATGATATTAATATTAGTGGAAGTAGTCCTGTTACCGCTGTTACAAGTATGGACGAACAAAGTCCAATAATATTAAGAAATTTAGATAGTGGCGTTTATGTTCTTCAAGGATATTTTAAAGAGTATGTTGGAAGTACAAGTACTTTGGTTGCTCAAGTTCCCATATCTGTTAATGTCGCAAAAACAGAAGATACATCATATGTACAATTATTCTTTGCTTATGGAAATCAAATGCAATACTACGAAATAACAGATACTAATTCTACTGAAAAAATAATTAATTTTAATGATTTGGTGAGTGGTAGTTAATGGTTAGAGTAATTGATGATTTATTAAGTACAAGTACAACTAATGCTTTAAGTGCTAATCAAGGAAGAATATTAAATGAAAAAATATTAGCAATAGTATCAATAACAAATGTAGAGATAGATAATTTATTCGAGGAGGGATAGAATATGAAATTTTTAAGTTTAGATGGTTTAACTTATTTTTGGAATAAAGTTAAAGCTTATGTTACTACAGCAATAGCTGGAAAAGTTGACGCTGTTGAAGGTAAAGGATTATCTACAAATGACTTTACTGACGCTGAAAAAACTAAATTAGATAATTTAGGTGATATGACAGCAATTTCTAATGCTGAAATTGATACAATAACTGCTGCTTAAAAAGAGGTGATCCAATGAAATATTTAAATTTAACTGGATTACAATACTTTTGGCAAAAAATAAAAAATTATGTTAATACACGTTTAGACCAATTAGGGCAACAAATTGTTAATGTGTATAATTTTGCTAAAAAGAATGATATTACAAGCAGTTTTCCTATAACAATTGGTACTAATTGGTCAAAGTCATGGGGGATATGTAAAGTCTTGCGACAAGGAGATCATTATCAACTTGCTATACATATGGGCTTTAAATGTACTACTTATACTGGGTATACTGTAGACCATAATCCAATTAACATTACTTTTCCAACTGAAGTTATAAACGCTCTTTCAGCAGCTGGATTTGGCAACACGTTGTATTCTATTGGTGCTTTTAATGGATTGCGTAGTGCTGCTAGTTATGGTGAAGTGTTAACTTATCAATTAAGAAAATCTGGTGAGTCTAATGTCTTTCAACTTATCGCTTCAAAACAACAATGCGTATTTAATGTTAATGATACGATGAATGTTAATGTCGTATTTAATTTTATAGCATAAGGAGGTGTTCTAATGTTAGAACAAGTAAAACAAAATTTAGGTATAACTGGAACATTCCAAGATACAACTATTCAAGGTTGGATCGATGAAGTAGAAGCGTTTCTAATTGATGGCGGAGTTCTTAAAGAGAATATAACTGTTGGAATAGTTGCGATTGGAGTTAAAGATTTGTGGAATTATGGAAGTGGTGATGGTTCATTTTCATCTTACTTTATACAAAGAGCTACACAGTTAATATATAAAGGTTCTGATAATAATGGCTAATTATGTTCCTGATTTATCAAATTCCATTCCACAAATATTACTTACTCCTACTTACAAATCTGTAACTGGGGTACTTACAAAGAGTTATCCAACAATTGAAGAAGCACTTGAGAAAAAAGACTCAAGCGGTAAATCAGTTAATTTATTCTTTGGAACTTTTAAAACTTACGGTGGTACTGAAAGAGATGTTAACGGTGTCTACTCTATAGAAGATACTGCTAATGTTGAAACTTGGTTTAGACCTGATATTAAAAGTGATTGTCGTATAGCTTTAGAAACTGGTGAAATTTATGATGTTTTGGGTGAACCTGAAAATGTAAATAGAAGAAATCAATTTCTAAAATTTAAAGTAAAACGTGTTAAAGGAGGAGTTTAGTTATGAATAAAACAAAAGTTAAAAGTTTAAAAGATTTATTTAATAAATTATTTGGACTTGACGTTAAAGGTAATACTATTTGTGATGTTTTAGATAATGTTGATACACCAAAAGAAATATTAATCAAATCATCTACCGCTAATAGTACAAAAGTGTTTAAAATAACAGTTGTTGACGCTGGTACACTTACTGCTACAGAAGTGACTGAATAATGGCTAATAAAACTAGAATTGAGTTCGATGGTTTTGAGGAAGTAATTGCAAGACTAACTAAACTTGATGGTGATATTAAAGGTGTTACTGAAAAAGCACTAAGAGAAACTCATAAAGTTATAACTAAAAAAGCAGAAACAGCAATTGCCCCACATAAACAAACGGGCGATACTGAAAAAAGTTTAAAACGTAACGCTGAAATTAAGTGGGCTGGTAGTGAAGCAAGTGTTGAAGTTGGTTTTGATATTTCTCACGGTGGTCTACCATCAATATTCTTGATGTATGGAACACCACGAATGAAAAAGGACCAAAATTTATATAATGCTTTTTTTGGAAACAAAACAAGAAAAGAAGTTATGGAATTACAAGAAAAGTTATTCTATGACGAAATAAGGAGGCTGGATAAATGAAAGATTTATTAGTTAAAACATTGGAGACTTTTGGTTATCCAGTATTTCTACAAGGAACATTAAATAAAGATGAAGCTTATCCTAAATCGTTCTTTACATATTGGAACAATGATTCATATGATGAAAATCATTACGATAATGCTCCAGTTGGTTACGTTTGGGATTTTGACGTTAATTTTTATTCAACTGATCCTGCTTTAGTTAATTCAAAATTAATTGAAGCAAAAACTAAATTAAAGCAACAAGGGTTTATTGTTCCTGGTAAAGGTTACGATGTTGCAAGTGATGAACCCACTCATACAGGGCGTGGAATAAACGCTTTAAAAGAAGAAAGATAGGAGGAATTAAGTATGAATGAAATTTTAGAGTACAGAGGTGTCGAAGGTTTAGTTGCTGCCGAAGTAACTAATGATGATAATGAAACTGGTGAAGGTAAAGGATATGTAACTGGTACACCATTCGCTATTGCAGGTGTTGCTGAAATATCAAGAACAACAGAAGCTTCAAACGAAGCACACTATTATGATAATATGCCAGCAATTATTGTTTCAAATACTGCAAGTGATGAAGTTACAATTAGTGCTTCTGCTATACCTCTAGATGTATATGCAAAAATAACTGGTCAAAAATATGATGATACTAAAGGTGCAATGATTGAAGGACCAAGAGAAAATAAATATTTTGCACTTGGTTATAAAACTAAAAAGACTAATGGTGATGAAGTATATGTTTGGAGATATAAAGG